CTGGGCGTAATGCGATCCAGCAGGGAAGGAAACCGATGTGATGGTGGCGGGTGTCTCATCGACATAGAAGCCGAGGTCGGCATTCGTGATTGAGTTCAGGATGGTGCTGCCGGCGCCCCCCGACTCGACCCAGGCAGAGTCCGACTCACGCCACATGAACCGCACGATGTCGCCAGCTGCGAGCGTGCGTGATGCGTTGCCGGACAGGATGAGCTTTCCGGTCCCCGCCTGGTTGTGGTTCAGGGTGACATTGGCCGTCGTGGCCTCCACGATCAACTCGCCGTTGCGCAGGTAGTCCTCGGCCAGCAGGCCGGGCGTCACCAAGAAGCTGAAGCGGTTGACCGAGGTCGCGCTGCCTGCCGTCATCTTCACGCGGGTGAAGCCCGTCACGTCCACGTTCAGATTGCTGCCCGTCGTTGCAACCGTGCTTTCGCGGAAGCGGATCACGTTGGCGGTGAAGTGACGCGCCTCGCTGCTGCTCTCGAAGAAGCTGTAGTTCTGAAAGCGATCGTTGGTCAGTTTCTTGTAGGGCAGCGGGTAGTCCAGCGCACCCTGACGAAAGGTCGTGATGCCAACAGCCAGAAAGGCGCCGATGCCGTCGACAAACATCCCTCCGGTGTCGGAGAAGAGAGCCGTGGCGGTGAAGGTCGTCGAGCCAAGGAACACGCTGGACGGCCGCAGGTCAATCGGATTGCCCGGATTGTTCGGGCCGAGGCGCGCGCGCACGATGCTGTGGCACTGCGGAATCAACGCGGTAAGACCCGGCCGGCTGCGGTCGAACTTGCCACCGTTCATCGTGAAGCTGCGCACGCCGTTGTGGAAGACGATGCCGCTGCCCGTGTTGGTCAGGCTGGACCATTCCTCGATGTTGCAGTTCGTCAGCGTCAGGTCGACGAAGTCGTTACCGCCGAAGTCGTCGCCGAACCCAGGGGTATCGGTGGGATCGTTGCCAAACACCCCCCAGAAGTCGCCCTCGTTCACACCGTTGCAGCTGTCCAGGTGCACCGCGCCGGCCATGCGGTAGCCGGCTTTGCCGGGGCCTGCGCGCAGCGCGTAGAGGCCCTGGAACGTATTGCCGGGACCGCTGCGGATGTGGAAGCTGTGGCCGTTGTGGCTGTAGCAGGCCACGTCCTGCATGTGCATCGAGAAGTAGTTGCTGTTGCTCCCGTTGCCCTTTGCGTAGATGCAGCTGTTCCCGCTGTAGATCAGCAGGTGCTTCAGCGAGCCCAGATAGACCTGCTCGGTGATGTTGCCGAAGAAGATCCCGTAGTTCGCGCTGGCGCCGCCGAAGATCCCGAGGTTCGAGATGTAGGGCCGCAGGTAGGCCATGGTCGAGGTCGTGAAGCCCGAGTGCGCCCCACTCAGGTAGATCTCGCTGCTGTACTTGCCCGAGCCCACCAGCACCAAGAACTGCTTCTTGATGACCAGGCTGGCGCTGATCTTGTAGCGGCCAGGCGGGAGAAGCGCAGGGACAGCGCCGTACTGGGTGTCGCTCACGCAGTAGTCGAGCCAGGCCTGCATCGCCGTGGTCACGTCCTCAATCAGATCGCGTGCTTGCACCGAGGCGATCTGCGCATCGGTCATGAAGTCGAACGGGGACTTGCCGATGGAGCTGGCGCTGCCAACCGTCTGAATGGCCCGGCCAACCGAACCCAGCGGGTAGTTCCTTGACTCTGAATAGCCAACCATGCCGGCGCCGTACACATCAGACAGCGTGCTGGCTAACTGTCCGCGCAAAGTGCTGGCATCGTTGGGTGCCGGCAGATCGCCAAACAGACCGGCCATCAGCTCTTGCAAGATCAAGATTGGTCGGTCTGCGTCCTCGTCCAAGGCATCAGCAAGAAGGTCGCCGTTTGTCTGATAGTCGCGATCCCGGCTGAGTCTGGATCGACGGAACACAACGACCGACTGCCCGGCTGGCGGCATCACAGCCAAGGTAACGCTGCCACCCGCTGCAGCTCCAACGCCTGAAACCGTGTAGTCGATGCTGCTGACTAGCTCGACGGAGTTGACCGCCACCACCAGATCGCTGGCCTGTAGTACCAGAAACTCGAAGGGGAAGACAGCCGTGCTGCCGTTGGCGACGTGCGCCGTGATGGGGGTCTGTTCGGTGACTGGCATGCGCGCGCTCACTGGTTGCGCGGCGCGCGCTGGGGTCAGTCCACGATGCCTGCTTCTAGCTCGATCTGGTGCACGCCGCTGTTCGGGCGCCAACTGTCAGAGCGCTGCACGGTCGGAATCCTGTCCGCGTCCTGGGGCGCGATGGCCCGCATCACGCGCTCGGGCGTCTCGGTCAGCGCACCGCCGCCAGCGTCCAGGTAGTCGTCCCTCTGGTCGGCAATAGCCGGGTTCCAGTCCCGCATCTGCGCCACCAGCGGGCCGTCTAGCACGCTCGTGTGCGCCCACAGCTGCCCCTCTGCCAGCAGCAGCGGCTCCCATGCCTCCAAGATGCGCTTGTTCTTCAGCACCGTGCTGTGCTGGGTGGCCACGCCGCAGACCAGCCGGCGCTGCTTCAGCGCGCCCTTCAGCACGGCCGGCGAGAACCCGCCGATGCCGTTCGTCTCGATGGTCACGCGCGGCAGCCGCAGCGCCTGCACCACGTCGCAAAGCTGGTGCACCTGGCCGCCGTTCACCGTCTTGCCATCGTCGGCAAACTCCACCACGTCGCCGGTCAGCGCTTGCATGCGGTGCAGGTAGCGCCGGCCGCTGTCGTCTTGCAGCACCACGGCCAGGGCCGATACGTCGGACTTCAGCTTGCCGCTGCTCGGGTCCCACCGGCAGGACGCGGCCACGATCTGCACCCCACCCAGCCACATGGTCATCTGTCCGTTCTGGCTGCGCCAGGTCGGCTCCACCTCGTAGGGCTGCATGCGGTCGGGGTCCAGGCGGCTTTCGGCCAGGGGCTTGGCCTCCAGTTGGTACTGCTGGTCCCAATAGTTGATCGTCGCGCACTCGCGGCGGCGCTCCAGCATCTCGGCGCGGTTGAAGCGCTCGGGCCATGCGTTGCCCGTGCACACGTCCACCAGCGCCGTGGTCGGCTCGCGCAGCAGCACGGCTTGGCCCTTCACGGCGTAGTCCTTGCCCGGCTCCAGCAACTTGGCCGCCTTGCCGATGCCGACGAACACCCACACGCCATCCGCGTGCACCTCACCGGTGAAGCTCAGCACCTTGCGCGGCTTGCCCGCTGCCTCGTGCCGGGTCTGGCTGGCAAACAGCGGAATGTGCAGCACCTCGGCCCCGGCTTCGATCAGATCGTCATAGATGGAATCGTGCGTGTGCGGCGTGCCAACCCACAGCTTGGACCCGCCCGGCTTCAAGATGAACGACTGCTCGGAAAGCCGCTTTCGCAGCTTCGTGCGGGCCTCCACCGTCTCCACGTTTTTGGCCACTTCGACGTCATCGTTCTGGATCTCGTCGGCTCTGTTGCCCGTCACCCGGGAGAGGATTCCCCGGCCGCGTAGCTGCGGCGTGCGCGCTGTCAGCGCGTAGCCGTCATTCGTCCACCAGTGCCGCACCCCTGCAGGCTCTTGCAGCAGGCCCTGCGTCAACTCGTTGCCCCGGATGATGGCCAGCGTGTCGCGGCTGATGTCGTCCGTTAGGTCGTCGTCGGCGCCCTGCACCAGCATCTGATGCCCTGGCACTTGGCGGAACTTCCAGGCATTGCGCACGCCCAGCGCCGTCGACTTGCCAACGCCACGGAACACCCGCAACACCCTGTTGCGCACGCCGTCCGTGCGCTCCAGCCAGTCATAGATGCGCACATGCACGTCGGGCATGTCCCAGCCCCGCCGGTCATACTCCATGAAGGCGAAAGCCTTCAGGGAAATGTCAGCCCTTGCCATGCACCTTGGCGTCGAACTTGGACTTTGCCGCCTTGTCGATCACGCGCTTGGTGGCCTGTGCCGCACGCTTCTCTGCGTCCTTGATGCGCTTGTCAAGATCGGCGTCGTCCTGCGTGGCGAACTGCTCCTGATGGCTGCTCATCAGGTCGAGCGTGAAGCGCAACACCCCGCCCGTGGCCATGGCGTTTTTCTTGCACCAGTAGCGGTCGCCCCGCTCCTGCTGCTCCAGGTCGGCGGGCGGCTTGCCGTCGCCCGGCCACTCGGCTGGGTCAGCTTCCATCAGGAACGTGTCCGCCAGCTTTTCGGCCAGGTCTTCCAGCCGCTTGCGTTGATCGTCTCTCATCGCCCTGCCACCTCCTCAAAACTCGGCCCCCGGTCGGGCATCCCCGTCCCCGGCGTCCACCAGAAATCCTGCTGCCAGTCCTTGCGCGCCCGCTGCTGCATCCTGCTCAAGTAGCCCGGGCTCAGGTTCTCCTGCAGCGCGTGCAGGCCCGCGTGATTCAGCGCCTCCTTGGCGTACCAAAGATTCACCAGCGGCAGGTGAGATCGCGCAAAGCGGAAGCCCTCGGCGCCAGCGTGCGTGTCCTTGCCCGCGATCATCTCGTCCACGTTGCCCTTGGTCAGCTCCCACGCATCGGCCAAGCTGCCAAAGCTCGGGCCAAGCAGGGAGCGCCCCAGCGTGTCCAGCTGGCCCCGGTCGCCCGTCGTGTTGGCCAGCAGCATGTCGCCGACAAACCCGAGCCCGCCGCCCTGGGCCATCGCCCGCGTCCAGAACTTGGCGTTCGTCATGTCTACCGGGTCTTTGCCGCTCACCATCTGCTTGGTCTGGAAGGCCACCGCGCCCAGCGCCGTCAGCGTCACCATCATGGTGGCGGCGTAGGCCAGCCGGTTGCCCAGCATCGGTGCGCCGTCCAGGCCCTGCGGCGTGTCCAGCATCCGGCCCCAGTGCCGCGACATCATGGC